ATTAACAAAGGAGGCAATATGCCCACAGAACAAGAAGTAGAAGATATGATTGCTTCCTACACTCCCGACGAAGCTGAACTAATGAGAGAGCTTTTAGAGGATGGAGAAGATGAATTGGATTTCAATAGCTAAAGACCTACCACTCCACGGTAAAACACAAACAACCTGCCCTGAGAATTGTGGCTCTGGTGAGAAGCTATCAGTAAACCATAGTATTAAAAGCTACTGGTGTAACTGTTATAGATGTGGTTATACCGACAGTGAGTTTAAAGGTAAACAGACCTTAACAGAACTAACACGTATCCAGCAGCTTAACGAGGCTGCTGAATCCTTAGAATTAACATTGGAGTTACCTAGTGACTTCACAGAAGAACTACCTAGACACGCTAGAATGTGGCTCTTTAAAGCAGGTATAACACCGACTTTATGGAAGAAGCATGGCATTGGGTATTCACAAAAACTTGATAGAGTTGTGTTACCTGTCTACGAGGGTGGAAGTCTTATCTGGTATCAATGTAGAGCCTTACAAGCAGGACAGAAACCAAAGTACTTGCAGCCAGCATATGACAGAAGTTCCGTCATGTTTAAAGTAGTTAAAGACAACACTGATAAGGTAGTTGTTGTGGAAGATATACTATCCGCTATAAGAGTAGGAGAACTTATCAACACAATCTCCCTGTTAGGAACAAAGATAACTACAGCCCAAGCTGCTATGTTAGGAAAATACAACGAAGTTGTAACTTGGCTCGACGCTGACAAAGCAGGTAGACAAGGTGCATACAAAATACGTAAAACTTTAGGATTAGTAACCAATGTGAGTAACATTGTAACACCACTAGACCCTAAAGAACTTTCAAACAAAGAGATTAAGGAAAAATTATGCTAATACCAAAAGTAACACAAATGGTTAGCCCACGTTCGGGACGACCTATACCAAATCAGTTCATCTTAACTACTAACATAGGTGAATTCTTCCAGTCCTATAAAACAGTAATCGCAGCTAACGTCGATGGTCAAATACACCTAGACGAAAACTGGGACTGGAGTGTCACAACATTAAAATATTTAAAAGAGTTCCTGCCTGATAACTTTAGTAAGAGAGATATATACGATGCTATCGAGTCAGGTAAATACAAAATAATGGAGTTAAACTAATGTCAGATACAGTAACAGTAAACACAGAAGTAGAAGTAAACGTATATAGCGTAACCGACAACTACGGAGCAGAGGAAAGCTTTTCCGTAGATGTAGATAGTGATGGGGACTTACTAATTTCAGTAGACACCATATTTTCAGAGGGGATGGACGAAGGTACTATTCGCGAGTGGTTAACAGAAGACGACAACTTAAAAGATGTAATAGATAACTCTTGTACACAATACTCAAAGTTAGCTTTTCACTTGATTGCACATGCACAAGAAGACTCAATGGCATGGATGGCTAACCTGCTTGACTGGACTAGAGCAGACGTATTCGTAAAAGAATTAACTCCTCGTCAAATAGAAGCACTACGAGAAGCGTTAAAATGATTGATTTAGCCTTACTACGTATAATCAAACACCAAGAACAATTCAAAAAGGTTCATAGGTACATACCACGTTCGGCTATAGACAAACGTACTAAGGCTGTAACAGATGATATCCGTAAATACTTTGAATTAAATCCAGATGAGGAAGTAATAGACTTCCCATCATTCCGTAGTATGTTCTTTACTACATGGCACAAAGGTATGGGTGATAGTGATTGTGATTACTACAACCAACTTATAGACCGTATGGAAACAGACGTGTCTGAGTCAGTTAAAAAGAACATCATCAACCAACTATTAGAACTAGAATTCGCAACAGACGTAGGTAACTTAATTAGTGACTACGAACAAGGCGAAGAAATAGAAATCATACTAGCAGTAGACAACTTAACCACTAGAGTAAAGGAGTCAGTAGAGCGTTCCTCTGCTCATGAATACTCTGGCTTAGATGACTCTACAGTAGGTGACGAAAGCGACGACAACGGTATGCTTTGGCCTCTAGACTGTATGAATGAAGTATATAGAAACATACAAGGTGGAGACCAGTACATAGTAGCAGCAAGGCCTGGGAAAGGTAAAACATCCTTCCTAACATTCCTTAACTGGAGTATGTGTCAGCAGATGCCTACTAACAAAGTCATAGTATGGTTCAACAACGAATCACGAAGACAACGTATAATGTCAAGACAAATCATGTCAGCACTTAACATGACCAATGGTGAACTCGCTAAGCTGAAAGCTCAAGGAGAACTCACTAGTAAATACATTGAAATCATGGGTAGTAAAGACAGGGTGAGAGTCTACGATATACATGGAAAGAACAACTCTTACTTAGAGGATGTTTTAGAAGGTATTGGCTTAGACAACGTAGGTGCTGTAGTTATCGACATGTTAGATAACGTGAAGTTCCCTACTAGAAAAGATTTAAGAGAAGACCAACGCCTAGAACAACTATACCAATGGAGTAGAGAGTTAGGAGTTAAGTATAACTGTCCTGTATTCCCTACGTCACAGGTGAGCAACGAAGGTGCAGGTCTTATGTTCCCTACAGAGAACATGCTAAAAGACAGTAAGACAGGTAAGCAAGGAGCATGTGATGGTATCATCATGTTAGGCTCTGGTGACGACCCCTTACTACAAAACAAACGGGGCATTAGTATGCCAAAAACTAAATCAAAACGCGAAGGAATGTCAGACCTCAGAGAAGAGATTACATTCGACGCAGACAGAGGGAGATTCTTATGACAGAAGGCTGTTTAGAAGATATATTAAAAATAGCGAAAGAAGGTGATGTGTTGGTATGTACCGACAATATAGGTCACGCGTTTACACAAGATGGTAAGTACACAGTTCAAGCGGAGAACGGACACTTGTATATAGAGGGCGACTTACTTTGTCGTACTGAGAATTACCATTGGACGGACTCAATAAGTCTTTTCAAAATACTACCTACAGCATCAGAACCCACTGCTATGGACAACCAAGTAGGTGGCACACACTACAAAGACTTAGGTATCCAACCCTTAGAACTAACATTAAAGAACATGGGATTAGAAGCATTTGAAGGTGCTTGCTACACCAAAATTAACAAATACATGATTCGTAACAAAGACGACAAAGTTGAGCAATTAAAGAAAGCTCGCCATGTGTTAGATATGTGGATTGAAGAGATAGGAGAATAACTTGTTATTATTCACAGCGCAGTGGTGCAGTCCATGTAAAGACATAAAGAAGTGGCTTGAAACGAAAGGTATTAAAGTTGATATCGTAGATATTGATGAAGACCCAGATTTAGCCGCTGAACACAATATTAGAAGTATTCCCTGTTTGTATAGTGACCATAACTACTACTCAGGAAGAGAACAAATTAAACCTTACTTGGAGAAGTTCCATGAATAAAGTACAAATGCAGACACCAAAAGAAGCTTATACTTTTGATTATCCTCAAGCAATTGAGTTCGCAGAAGCACATGAAGAAATCTTTTGGACAGCTAACGAGATTGATGTAGACAAAGACATACAAGATATGCTAGTCAACATGACTCCTGCTGAACAACATGGTGTTATTACTACACTAAAACTATTTACCCTATATGAACTAGTAGCAGGTAATGAATACTGGGGAGGTCGCTTTAAGCGCATGTTCCCTCGACACGACTTACGACAAATGGCAGCAACATTCGCTTACTCAGAATTAGGTATACACGCCCCATTCTATAATAAGATTAATGCAGCCCTAAACTTAGATACAGACGAGTTCTACACCGACTACGTAAACGACCCTTTGTTGTTAGCACGTATGAAGTTTGTAGAGAGCTTAGTATGTGATGAAGACGACTTAGTATCTATCGGTGCATTTAGCATGGTAGAAGGTGCTGTACTGTACAGTGCATTCGCATTCTTAAAGCACTTCCAATCTAATGGCAACAACAAACTAATTAATGTTGTGTCAGGAATTAACTTCTCTGTACGTGACGAGAACCTTCATTGTGAGGGCGGTGCATGGGCATTTAAGCAACTATTACATGAAAAGCTAGCAGCAGGTCAAGATGTAGATGTAAATGCTGTTAAACAGCGTCTTACGGACGCAGCAGAGCAACTTGCAGAGCATGAATTCCGTATCATTGATATGATATTCGCAGAAGGCGAAATGGAAGGTACTTCACCCTACGAAATGAAACAGTTTGTTAAATCTCGTATTGATGTATGCCTATCTAACTTAGAATTACCACCTATCTATGGTGAAATTGATAACCCTGTAGGCGAATGGTTCTACAAAGACATCAACATGCAGAAGTTCGGGGACTTCTTTGCAGCAGTATCCTCAGAGTATAACCGCAATTGGCGAGAGAAGGGGTTCGTATGGCAACGCTAACTCCTTATGAGCAACTAAGTAACGAAAGAAAAGAACAACAAGCACTTGGTAACGTACCAGATTGGTTTACAACTGGTGGCTACCAAATGTTTAAATCAAAATACATGTGGGAAGGTATGAATGTAAATGACACATTCATGCGAATTGCTGAGTGTGCAGCACAGCACATGCAAGGCGCTACAACCTTTTGGCGTGATGAGTTCTACAAAATATTAAATAAAGGTTGGTTAGGAGCATCTACTCCTGTACTAGCCAACATGGGTACTACCCGTGGTATGCCTGTATCATGCAGTGGTCAATTAGTAGGTGATTCAATTCACGACTTCTACCAATCTGCACATGAGTTAGCTATGTTAACTAAACATGGTTTTGGTACATCAAGCTACTTAGGCGACATACGTCCTCGTGGTAGTTCGATTAGTGTAGGTGGTACATCATCTGGTGTAATGCCAATCATTAAGCACTACGTACAAATCATGCGAGATGTTGCACAAGGTGTAGCTAGAAGAGGCGCGTGGGCAGGTTATTTACCTATCGACCACGGTGATTACTACGAAGTAGTTAACTACCTAGAGCGTAATCCTGATGACCTTAATATAGGTTGGGTTGTTACTGATGACTTTATAGAGAAATTAAAGGCAGGTGATACAGACACAACCGAACGCTTACAACGTGCTATGCGTGTTAAAGCAGCGACAGGTAAGGGTTACTTCTTCTTTGTAGATAAAGTGAATAGACAGAACCCAGATGCGTATAAAGACTTAGACCTGAAAGTATTAGCCAGTAACTTGTGTGTAGAGATTAATCTAATGAGTGACGAAGACCATTCGTTTACTTGTGTGCTATCAAGTATGAACCTTGCTAAGTACGATGAATGGAAAGATACTAATGCAGTGTATATAGCGACAATATTCCTAGACTGCGTAGTCTCCGAATTTCTCGCACAAGCAAAAGGTAAAACTGGTTTCGAGAAGACTGTAGCATTCACAGAGAAGTCAAGAGCGTTAGGGCTTGGTGTAATGGGCTTTCATACCCTACTACAACAACGTTCTATACCATTTGAATCCTTCGATGCACACATGCTAAACAATGAGATATTCAAATACTTAGATGATGAGTCACGCTTTGCTTCTGAAAGCTTAGCCCGTATGTTCGGGGAACCTGAATGGTGTAAAGGGCATGGTGTACGTAATAGTCATCGTATAGCAATCGCACCAACAACCACTAACGCATTGATTTGTGGAGGTGTGTCACAAGGTATCGAACCTGTAGTAGCAAACCTATACAACCAACAAACATCAGCAGGACTCCTATACCGTGTAAACCCTGTATTCTTAGAACTAGCTAAGGAACGTGGTGAGTTTACAGACGAATTAATAGAAGACTTGTCTATGAATACTAATGGCTCTGTGCAGCACCTTGACTGGTTAACTGACCATGAGAAAGCAGTATTCAAAACAGCATACGAGATAGACCAACATGCCGTAGTACGGTTAGCCGCTACTAGACAAAACTGGATATGTCAAGGTCAATCATTAAACTTGTTCTTTGATGCAGACGAAAGTGAAGAGTACATTATGGAAGTTCACCAAGCTGCGTTTATGGATGAGAATATCAAAGCATTGTACTACATGCGAACACAAGCAGGAGTACAAGCAAGCAAAGGGGAGTGTACCGCTTGTGAATAAACTATTAGAACTAATACCCAAAATCAGACAATGGCATCACGACCGTAACCTGATTGACGGTAGTACCGACAAAGACCAGTTCCATAAACTAATACAGGAGTGTGCTGAACTATCAGACAACTTGTGTAAAGGTAAAGATATCAAAGATGATATTGGGGACATTATAGTTGTACTAATCAACATAGCAGAACGTAGAGGTCTAACACTGACCGAATGTTTGCAAGTTGCTTATGATGATATCAAAGACCGTAAAGGTAAGATGGTAGATGGGGTGTTTGTTAAAGAGACAGACCTATGATTTATGAAACAACTAACTTTAAGGAACACACTGACCCTAAAAGTGTATGTACTTGTTGTGGTACTGGTGGCTTGTCCATCAGTATTATCATTGTACTAGAACATATACGTCAGTTGACAGGTAAGCCTATCGCTATACATTCCGCTGCTCGCTGTAGTGAGTACAATGCTAGCGTAGGTGGCTCAAAGAACAGTGAGCATAAATCTACACCAGAAGACCCATTATCAGATGCAGTAGATATCTCGTCTACAGGATTAAGCACCAAAGAGCTACATATGGTTGTGAAGGGATTACCCTACGCTAACCTACTGGGCATCGGTTACTATCCGAAAGAAGGCTTTCTCCACGTAGACACTCGTGGATTTGCTGCACGTTGGTAAACTTCACTCTATGGAATACGAGTATAAACTAAGCCAGACTTTGCCACCTAGTCTCTAAAATAAGATGGCGTGACTAACAACACGGAAACATGCGTATGGAGGTGAGTCCATCTCCCAGAGGCGAACTGGGTTACCAAACGCGTTTAATTAAGT